CATTTACTGTAACTGTTGCTGGAACTTCTGCTGCCCCATCTGTATGTAATGACTTTAGTACCAGTTCTTTAGATGGTGCAATGACGCTAACAATAACTGCTACAACTGGTGTGTTAGATGTTTATGGCTCGATGACCTTACCAGCAACAAACTTTACTTGGACTGTAGCAACAGCCTCAACAGTAAGATTCAGGGCAACTACGACTGGTAAAACAATTACCACAAACGGGGTAAGTGTTGGCGCAAACACAGTAGAATTTAATGGTGTTGGCGGTGAGTGGACTTTAGGCTCAGCATACACAGGAACAACTAATTCATTACTTGTTACTAATGGTTCATTTGTTTCAGGTAATTTTAATATTACTGCTAATGCACTATCTGCATCAAACAGCAATATTCGCAGCATTTCTCTTGGGTCTTCATCTTTAACTCTTGGAGCAACCTCTGCTGTAACATTAACTACTACAACTAACCTAACTTGGAGTGCTGGCACATCTACGATTAGCTGCTCTGGAACATCCCCAACATTCGCTGGCGGTGGACTAACTTTCTACAATGTATCGTTTACAAGTGCTGCTGCTGGAACAACCACAATTACTGGTGCAAATACATTTAATGACTTAACCTTTACAAGCAGAAGTGCTACTGGCTTGCGGATTGTTTCTTTAGGTGATAATCAAACCGTATCTGGTACTTTGACTTTTGGAACAGCTAATACAGCAATTCGTAGAATATTAGTTGCATCAAATACGATTGGAACACAGCGCACCATTACGCTTAATGGAACATTGGCAACATTAGCTGATGTAGACTTTAGAAATATTAGTGCTGCTGGAACTGTGTCTACTCCTTGGACTGGTACTCGACTTGGTAACGCATTAGGTAATGCAAACATTACATTTGTTGCAGGTAAAAATTGTTTTAGAGTTGGAACTGGAAACTGGAGTGCAACTCAATGGTCGCTAACTTCTGGTGGTTCGCTTGATGTAAATAATTTTCCATTAGTTCAAGACACAATGGTTTTTGATACCAATACTGTTACTGGAACGCACACAATAGATGCTTCTGGGTGGCAGTTAGGTTCATTAAATTGTTCAGCATTAAATGTAGCAGTAACGATTGCAAACGGGTCAATTAGTCCTACTTTTATTGGAAACATTACACTTGACTCTGATGTAACTCTAACTGGAACTGGAACATTTGATTTGCGTGGTCAAGGAACTACACAAACCATTACTTCTGCTGGAGTAACATTTACTCAGCCAATTACGGTTGATTCCCCAACTGGCACAGTTCAGTTATTAGATAACTTAACAAGCTCTAATACAGGCACAGCAGCATTTACATTAACTGCTGGAACACTAGACCTTAACGAATTTAATTTATCCATTGCTAGTCGTTTTACATCTACCAACACAAATACTAGAAGTATTGATTTTGGAACTGCTGGAAAAATACTATTAACCTATGCTGCTGGTGGCGCTGGATTAACAATATTAAGTATGGGCGATGCAACTAATTTTAGTTACTCTGGAAACAGCCACATTGAAGCGTCTGGCAACAATACTGCTGGAACAAGAAGTGTTGGTTTTGGTGGTGCTGCTGGCGCAACAGAAGCGAATGTAATGAATTTATTTGTAAGTGCTGGCTCAGATATTGTATCTATTAGCTCCCAAACAAGATATAAAAACTTGAATTTTACTGGATTTAGCGGAACATTAGAGTTGTCAAGCAATACTATTTATGGCAATGTTATTCTAAGCTCTACAATGACAGTTGGTTCGGGTGGAACATGGACTTTTGCAGCAACATCAGGAACTCAACAAATTACTTCTAATGGAGTTACATTACAAAGAAGCATAACAATTAATTCTCCAAGTGCAACATTTCAGTTGTTAGATAATTTAACGACTCCTTCAACAACAACATTTACTTTAACAGAGGGAACATTAGATTTATCTAGCGGTAACAGAGTACTAAGTACAGGACTGTTTGCTTCTAGCAATAGCAATACAAGGTCTATATTATTTGGAACTGGAAATATTACATTAACTGGCAATGGCGCAACTATTTGGAGTATGTCTAACTCTACTAATTTTACCTATACAGGAACTCCAATAGTCAATTCTACTTATTCAGGCTCAACTGGAAATAGAACATTTGCGTCAGGAATAACTGCTGGGTCAGAAGCAACGGCTATTTCTTTAAATATAACGGCTGGTACAGATACTACAAATTTTACTAATGGTACAAAATTAAAAAATCTAAACTTTACTGGGTATTCAGGTACTGCAACACTAAGCGGTGGCACATTTAATATATTTGGAAATTTCACTATTTCTAGCGGGATGACTGTTGCGTCTAGTAATGGAACAGTTACACTTTCTGCCACTTCAGGCACACAGCAGATTACTACAAATGGCAATACCACCATTGACTTTCCATTTACACAGGATGGAGTAGGTGGAACTGTTCAGCTACAAGATAATATGACTGTTCCTATTGGAAGAACTTATACGCTGACCAATGGCACATTAGATATTGATGGCAAAGTATTGTCTGTTGGCAACTTTTCTAGCTCTAATAGCAATACAAGGGTTATTGATTTTGGATTAAACGGAGAATTAACCGTTGCTGGAGTAGGAGCAACTGCATTTAACGCTGCAACTTCTACTGGATTAAGTTTTAGCGGAACAGGCGCTAAAATAAATATGAGTGGCGCAACTGCTAAGACATTTGCTGGTGGTGGAGCTACTTATCTAGCAACATTATCTCAAAGCGGATTAGGTGATTTAACTATTACAGGAGCTAACACTTTTGACGATATGACAAATACTGTTCAGCCATGTACTATCATTTTCCCAGCATCTACAACGACTAGCTTCAAAGCATTTAATGTCAATGGAACTGCTGGAAACCTAGTATCTTTGCGTTCTAGCACATCTGGAACTCGTTGCGTATTGGCTAAAGTATGACAGCAATAGTCAGCTACTTAGTCGTTCAAGACTGCGAGGGAAGCCCAGCTAACTACTGGGAGGCAAGCTATTCTCAAAGCACAGGGAACAATGTAGACTTTTTAATCTATAGTGGTGGCGCTCCAGTATCTTTGCCAGTAGATGTAAATTACCTAGATGTTAAAGATTGCCAAGGAAGCCCTGTAGATACATGGTATGTAAACCAAACATCTGTAGATTCAGGCAATAACGATCAAATCTATTTCTTTACATCGCCAGTAACGGATATACAGATTTATGGCGCTGCTTCTGTAGTAGGATCTGGAACAAGAACTAGAACTATTTTTGATTCTATTGTTGGGTTCTTTGATGCAAGTTGTGCTGCCTCTGCTATTTACAATAGCGATGCCTCAATTAACGGAGAGGCTTCTATGAGTTCATCTTCTGGCAGGCAGACAAACGGTAGTGCCGCAATATCTGGCAATGGGCAACTTTCTGCTAACGGCAAGATTATTGGCGAAGAATGGACAGAAATTCCACAAGAAACAGAAGTTTGGTACGAAAACTAATATAGGCTAAAACATGGCAATTAGCAGAATAACCTTTGGCGAGTGGACACCAGACCAGCCAGGCGTAACAAATGGCTTACAAAAAGCAGAGAATGTATATTCCAAAGCTGTTGGTTATGGCCCTATCCAGTCTGTAGTAGATTACTCTGCTAATGCTTCTGAGAACTTAAATAGCGTAGTTGCTGGAAAAACAACCATTGGCGGAACTACCGTATTTGCTGGTGGCCCAACAAAGTTGTTTAAGTTAGACTCTGGAGATTTGTCTTTAGATAATGTTTCAAAAGCATCTAGAACGATTACCAATGTAGCTAGAACAACGGATATTGTAACTATTACAACTTCTGTTGCTCATGGGTTTTCGTTTAATGATTCTGTAACCATTGCGGCAACTACAAATACCACACTAAATGGCACATTTAACATTGCGACTGTACCAACTACAACAACATTTACTTATTCTAAATCGGGAACTAATATAGCTAGTGTTGCAGATACCGGCACAGTTAGTTTTTCGTATGTAACCCCAACAGATCAACGGTGGAGATTTACACAGTTTGGTAATGTAATCATAGCCGCAAATGGCGGCAACAGGATTCAAGGCTATAACCTAACATCTTCTACCAACTTTGCTGATTTAGCTGCTGATGCACCGCCATCACGATATGTAACCATTGTTAGGGATTTTGTAGTATCTGGCTATATAAATGAAGCAACACCATACCCCAATCGAGTGCAATGGTCTGCATTGGGCGATGAATCGTCTTGGACTGGCTCTGCCACTACGCAGGCCGATTTTCAAGATATTCCTGACGGTGGCGCTGTTGTAGGAATTACTGGTGGCGAGTTTGGCCTAGTTCTAATGGACAGGTCTATCCACCGTATGTCGTATGTTGGAAGCCCATTGGTATTCCAGTTTGACAACATTAGCCGTAACTTAGGCTGTTATGAGGCAAACTCCGTTGTGCAGTACGCTGGAACTACATTCTTCTTAGGAGATGACGGTTTCTATGCTTGCGATGGGCAAAACATTATCCCTATTGGTAACGAAAAGGTTAATCGCTATTTCTTTGATGATGCAGATGAGGGCTTGCTCTCGCTAATGTCATCAGCAGTAGATCCAGCTAGGAAGCTCATTATTTGGTCTTATGCCTCTAATAGTTCGGCAACGCCTGATTCCTTGTTAATCTACAATTTCCAGACTCAAAAATGGACTAGCGGATTAGCATCGGTTAGTAGAATTGCTACCTCAGCAACTCCTTCTGTAACGCTAGAGGGTACGGATTTGTTTGGTAATTTGGAAACAATTTTATCTAGTTTTGATGATCGAATTTGGTTAAATGGTAAGGCTCAATTAGCTGGCGTTAAAGATGCCAAAATTATTAGTTTTTCTGGCGGAAACTCTACAGCTATTATGGAAACTGGGGATATTGAAGTGCCAGGAGCAACATCAGCAATTACGATGGCTAAACCCATTGTAGATAATGGTTCGGCTAATGTTTCCCTGTTTTCTCGTAGATTGTTAAATCAACAGATTAACTTTCCAGCGCAAGTCGTTGCCGACTCAGAAAACCGTGTAAGTATCCGTGGCGTAGGTAGATACCATAGGTTACAATTAACACCTACAGGTAGCTGGACTTCTGCGGTTGGAACTGATATAGACTTAAATGGACTAGGAACTCGATAATGTTTAGACGATTACCGCCTTTTGGTGGAGATCAGCGTTCTGTCGCTGAAATCGTTAATGGCATTATGGATGGCAAAACCAACAATACCGGCACAGTTACATTAGCAACTGGAAACGCAACAACTACTACCCTTACAGATGCTCGAATTGGCATAGATAGCACCATTCTGCTTATTCCATCGTCTGATGCAGCAGAAGCAGATGCAGCGCCATACGGTTGTTTTACTAATAACTCTGACCAATTGTCACCAAGCGTAGGCTCTACAGCAGTAGTTGTATATGACACGACAGAAATAGCAAGTGGCGTGTTTTTGTCAAATAGCTCTAGGCTCAATGTCAGAAACTACGGCATCTACAATGTTCAGTTTTCGTTGCAGTTAGCAAACCTTGCTAATTCTCCTGAGTATGCAGATGTTTGGTTTAGGTTAAATGGGACAGATGTTCCAAGATCAGCAAGTCGATTCGATATTCCTGCTCGTAAAAGTGCTGGAGTTCCAAGCCATGTTATTGGAACAGTAAATACATTTATTGAAATGCAGGCTGGTCAATATGTAGAGATTGCTGGTACAACAAGCAGTACGGATGTATCGCTAGAGCATTATGCGGCAGATACCGTTATACCTAGACCAGCTATACCAGCAGTAATTACAACGGTTCAATATATAGCGCCATTGTCGTTTAGTAATGTATATATTAGTTCACAAACAAATGGTAGTGCAGTAGTTTCTCATTTTGCCAACAGTACGGCAAACAAAACTTATAAATATGTAATCGTAGGATAAAGGAAAATATTATGGCAGGCACAGGAAATATGATTGGCCCAGCAATGTCGGCTTTTGGTGGAATTCCATCCACAACGCCAAGCACAACTCAAACCACAACTCCAGCGCCATACCAAGCTGGTCAAGCGCCTAGATTTTTGCCTAGTGCGCCAATTACGCCTGGAGAGCCTGCTGCTAACGCATCTCAAATTGATGCAACTATTCGCCCATTCCTTACAGAAGGTCTTAAACAAGCTCAAGAGATTTTCCTGCGCCAACAGCCTAGCTTCTTTCCTGGGCAAACTTATGTAGATCCAAGCCAAGCAAGCAGAGAGGCTTTAGCAGCTCAAGAGCAAATTGCTCGTAGTGCATCTCCTGCTTTAGCGGTTGGTCAAGGCGCTTTTTTGCAGTCAGCAGGTGGATTGAGTGAAACAGCAGGCGGTGGATTCTTGCAAGGAAACCCTTATCAGCAAGCAATGATGCAGGCGGCTACACGCCCATTGCAACAAGCATTTAGCGAACAAGTATTGCCAGGAGTTTCAAGCCTTTACTCCAAATCAGGTCGTTTAGGTTCTGGCTCTATGGAACGGGCTTTAGGACAGGTATCAGAGTCCTATGGTCGTGCATTAGGCGATGTAACGGCTAACTTGGCTGGAACACAATTCCAAGCCGAGCGTGGGCTACAACAGCAAGCCCAAATGGGTTTGGCAAACTTGGCACAAGCAGCGCCATCTATTTACGGTCAGCAATTCTTGCCTGCACAGCAACTTGCACAAGTTGGCGCACAGCAAGAAGCTATTGCAGCACAACCATTACAAGAGCAAATGACTCGTTATGCCTACGAACAGCGCTTGCCATACGAGCAGTTATCTGGCTACTTGTCATCGGTTTACGGTTCGCCTTTGGGTAGCTACGGTACACAAGCGCAGCAGTTGCCACAATCCACAAACCGAACAACAGGCGCTTTAGCTGGCGGTTTAGCTGGAGGTTTAGGTGGTTATGCTCTTGGTCAAGCGTTCCCAAGCATCGGCAGCTTTGGTGGTGGTTTTGCCGCCCCAGCCGCAGGCGCAGCAATTGGTGGTTTATTAGGTTACGGATTCTAATGAGGGTTTACCCTTTAAATGTAGATTACATACAATTACATTGGGATGTAATAAAAGGGTATTTGCAACCAGCCTTAGAGTTAAGCGGAGTAGAGGATTTCAACATAGATCAGTTAAAAGTGTTTTTAACTAATCGGCAATGGATTTTATATGTTGTAGAGCGTGAGAACAAAATAGCAGGATGTATTTCAGTAGCGTTTTCTGATATGCCAAATAATCGCATAGCTTTTGTAACAGCGATTGGCGGTAGATTTATAAGCGATAAAGAGGCTTTTGCTGCGTTTAAGAGTTTGTTAAAAGCATCAGGCGCTACTAAAATACAGGGATGCGCTAGGGAATCTGTCGCAAGACTTTGGAAGCGAATTGGATTTGAAAATAAACAAATATTAGTGGAATACAAATTATGAGCAGCAATCCTATTAGTGCAATTACAGACCCTATTTCTAAAGGGCTTGGAACAGACGGTAGTGGCGGCGGCGTATTAGGCGCTTTAGCCGACATTGATCCTGGCCCTGCTATTGGCAGAGGCTTGGCTGATGTAGATAAGTTTGTAGGGCGTGAGATACCTGGCGGTTGGAAAACGGTAGGACTTGCTGCGGCTGCGGCTGCTGCCCCTTATGCTATTGGAGCTATGGGCGCTGGCGCTGGATCTACTGCTGGTGGATTTGTTGCTGCTGATGCCGCAGGATTAGCGGCTAGTGGGCTTTCAGAGGCGGCAATTGCTCAAAACCTAGCTATGGCTGGGGTAGAGTCTTTTGTAGCGGCTGATGCTGCTGCACTTGCTGTAAGCGGTTTGTCTGAGGCTGCTATTGCTCAAAACCTTGCTTATGCTTATGGCGCTGATTTAGGTGGTACTGCTTTAGCTACTGCTGCAAGTAGTGGCGCACCTATTACGGATTATTCTACTGAAGCAATGGTTACTCCAGAAGGCAATGTAATTCCTGCCAATACCTTGCCAAGCGAAGTTGCCGGAATGGATGCACAAATAAAGTCGGCTGGACAGGAAGCCCTTAAAAAGTATGGTGGCGGTATGTCTACTATGCAAAAGACAATGCTAGGCGCAAACATGGCAAGAGGATTGCTAGGAAGCGCAATGCCAATGCAACAAAACCCATACCAGCAACAAGTTGCTAGACAACAAATGCCAGGTGGCGCAGTAGATTATTCTGGTTTATTGGCTCTTTTATCGCCAAGATCAGCGCAACGCAAAACATCTCTTTTAGGATAAGAATATGGATGAGTTTATTCAATCGTTGTTTGGTGCAGCCCCAAACTATTCTGGTGCAATGTCACCAGAGCAGACTAAAACAATGCAACAAAACGCATTAGCTCAAGGTGGAATTGGTGCGTTAATCGCTTTGTTAGGCGCATCAGGCCCACAAATGAGGCCAATCAGCACAGGTCAAGCCTTGGCAGGTGCATTAGGGGCAGGTTACGGTGGTTATCAGTCATCGTTTGACACTACCCTAAAGCAAATGATAGCCGCACAACAGCTAGAGGAAAACAAGCGCAAACAAGACGCTCGGGCTAAATACGAAAAAGCTATCTCTGCCGCAACAACTACTGCACCACAAACTATTCCAATGGCGCAAGGCCAAGGATCACAATTAGAAATGCTTATGCGCCCTGAGTTTGGTGGCGATATGGCTACTCAAGAAACAATTGGTGCATTGCGTGGCAATCTTCCTACAGTAGAAACGGTAAACCCTGCTGCCGCCAATCGTGCTGCAATGGACTATTTGCGCCAAGCAGACCCAGCTAAGTTTATTGAGCTAACAGCCACAAAAGATACAACTCCAGCAAAAGTAAAAGAGTATGAGTTTGCTGTAAGCCAAGGCTACAAAGGTGGATTTACTGATTTTATTAAGTCTGGAACACCATCCACTAATGTTAATGTAGCAATGGACAAAGGAATTGCTGCTCAGATTGGGCCAATGCTAAAAGATGCACAAATCCAAGCACAAGGCGCTAACTCTCAAATTGATGCGGCAGACCGTGTTATTCAAGCAGTAGACACCAACAAGGTTATTGCAGGCCCAGCAGCTAGTCCACAGTTAAAGTTGGCTCAAATTGGCTCAGTTTTAGGGGTAACTGGTAAAGATACGGCAGAAACCATTGCCAATACTCGCCAAGCTATTCGTGGATTTGCAGAACTTACGCTACAAGGTCGTAAGTCTATGCGTGGCGAAGGCGCTATTACTGAATCCGAAGGCAAGTTAGCTGAAAGAGCGTTCTCTGGTGATATTGACTCATTAACGCCAGCAGAAATTAAGCAAATTGCAAACGCATCCAAGCGGGCAGCAGAGTTTACGCTAACAGAATATAACCGTAAATTAAAAACTTTAGAAAGTGACCCAACAACAGCGCAACTTATTCCGTTTTATCAAGTAAATCGGATGCCAGCGCCAACTACTGGGATTAAAAAATACAATCCAGCTACAGGTAAGGTTGAATAATGATTATTGACATTCCAAAAGTCGGGCAAGTTGAGTTTCCAGATTCAATGTCTGAAGCGGAAATCAATAAAGCCGCTAAAAAACTGTACGATGACGCTGGTGGCGAAGCGCCTAAAAAAGGCACTATGCAAAGAGCCGCAGAGATCGTTACTAGGGGCGCTGCTCCTGCGGTAACTGGCGCTGCATTGGGCGGTGCAATTGGCGGCCCAGGAGGCGCTTTGTTAGGATCTATGGCGCTTCCTGTAGGAGATGCTTTAAATAGTTTTATTAATATGCTTGGTAAAGGCAATACCGCAGTAGAAAACGCTATTCGTGGTCAGATGGGTGTACAGCCAACACAAGGCTATCAACTTCCTATGCCAAGTCAAGTTGCATCGCAATACATGACACAAGCTGGACTAGCTCAACCCGAAAGTCGTGGTGAGCGTATGTTAGAGGCTGGAAGTGGAGCGGTTGGCTCTACATTAGCTCAGTTACCTGCATTAGCTCGATTAGGTACGCAAGCAACAAGCCAAGCGGTGCGAGAAATATCAGGCCGTTTAGCACAAGCTCCTGTAGCTCAAACTGTTGTATCAGCCCCAGCAGCAGGAGCAGCACAATATGTAACAGAGGCAACAGGAAGCCCATTAGCAGGTATGGCGGCAGGAGTATTAACTGGCGCAGCAGGCGGCACAGCACTTACTCGTAAGCCAGTTACTAAAACATTGACACAAGAACAGTTAGCAGAAGAATCTAGCCGTTTGTTTGCAAAGGCAAAAGAGTCTGGCGTTTTATTGGATTCTCAAAAGTTTGTAACTGACATGGATCGCATTGGTCGCAATTTGCGAGAGGAAGGATATACCGCTAAGGCTTATCCTAAAATTGCATCCGCATTAGATGAGTTGCAAAGCCGTACTACACCAAAAGATTTTGTAGAACTTCAATCATTACGCAAAATGATTAAGGGCGCACAAGCAAGCGCAGACCCAGCAGAGCGTAGGCTGGCGTCTATTTTGGTGGATGAGTTTGACGATTACATTCTAAAAGCTCCTGATTCTTCAGTTATTGGTGGCAGTAAAGAGGCTATCGGCACATGGAAAGAGGCCAGAACAACTTACGGTAAATTAAAAAAATCCGAAGTTTTTGAGGATATGCTAAGAAACGCAGAGCTAGATAAGTCTAAGTTTGTGGCATCAGGCGAAGAAAACTCAATGGCACAACAATTACGCCAATTAGCCAAAAATGACAAAAAAATGCGCTTGTTTACAAAAGAAGAACAAGAAGCCATTACTAATGCCGCAAAAGGTGGAACAGTACAGAATCTTTTAAAGTTCTATGGCAGATTTGCGCCTACTGGCCCAATAACAGGTGCTATTGCCGGAGCAGGCTCAATTCTAAGTCCAATGATAGGAATTCCATTGGCGATTGGAGCAGCAGGCTCAAGGGTAGCCGCTACGGATTTGCGTAGAAGCGCAATTGAAAATTTAATGGAACAAATGCGTTTAGGCGCACCACCACAATTGCAACCAAGAACTCAGAATGTTCCAGTAACAGGCTTGCGTGGTTTATTAGCAACAGAAAACCAAGTAGAATAGACATAATCAAGGAAAATCATGGCATATACTAAATACTCCCTTACACCAGCCAATAATAATGCTACGCCTCCTGATGGCGCACCAGAGGGAATGTTGCCTTCAGCAGTAAACGATACTTTGCGTGATATGATGGCGCAGATTCGTGATTGCGGAGATGGTATTAGAGGCGGCACTTACACCATGACTGCTTCTGTTATTACGGGCGGATCTATTACTGGCGCAACAGTAAGTGGTGGCACATTTACATCCCCAGTTATTACTGGTGGATCTATCTCTGGGACTACTTTTTCTAGCGCAGCCGCAACCATTACTGGTGGATCAATTAACGGTACGCCTATTGGCGCATCAACAGCATCTACAGTAGCCGCAACAACTATGACTGCTACAACAGTTGTTGGCACTACATTTACCAACGGCAACTGGACTACGGTAGTTGAAAGCAATGTACTCAAGTTTAAATACTCTGGAGTTACAAAAGCATCTTTAGACTCGTCTGGCAATTTAATTGTTAGTGGCAATGTTACCGCTTTCGGAACTCCATAATGGCTCTACCAAGTTCGGGATCAGTATCCTTTTCTGCCATTCAGACCGAATTTGGCGGAAGCAATCCTATTAGCATTTCTGAGTATTATCGTGCCGGATCTTTTGTTGCCGACAATATTCCAGCAAATGCTAATATTCCTACATCTGGTCAAATTAGCGTAAATCAATTCTATGGCGCATTAAAGCCTTATGTATTCAATGCGACTATTGCAAGCAACACTAATAATTACAATGTAAACACAGCAGCCACTTCTGCTGGGTGGAATGGCGTAACTCCATTATTGGCTAATATTACTGTTAATTCTGGAGTAACCGTTTCTGCAACTGTTACTACTACAGCCGCAATGACTATCGGAACAATGCCAGCAGGATCTATTGTTAATGTTACAAACAATGGCGTTATTACTGGTTTAAGCGGAACTCGTGGCACATATGATAGAAATATAACGGGCGGAGCAAATGGCAAGCCTGGCGGTGTTGGAATATTAAGCTCTGCATTGCTTAACCTAACCAATAACAATGTTATTTGTGGTGGTGGTGGCGCTGGCGGAATGGGCGGAGATAATAGAGGAAGTTTATGTATTGATACTGGCGGCGCTAATGGCGGTGCTGGTGGATCTGCTATTACTATTAATGCAAATATAACTATTACAAATAATGGCACTATTGGCGGCGGCGGTGGTGGTGGCGGTGGTGGCGCAATAGTTTTATTAGGCGGCTGCGGAACAACTGTATCAGCATCAGGCGGTGGTGGTGGCGGAGGAATGTCTTATAGTTCTTGCCAAGGCGGAATTTCTGGATGTTATAGATTTTGTTCTGATTATGGATATTATGGTGGCACTAGTGGTACGGATGGATCTTCTTCTGGCGCAGGATCAGGCGGAGCAGCAGGAGGCCAAAACGGTCAAGTAGGCGGAGTCGGAGGTGCTGGCGGATTTTTAGGCAATAGCGGATCAGGCGGAGAATCAAGAAGCACATCAGGCGGTGGTGGTGGCGCTGGCGGCAGAGCAGTAACAATAAACTCAGGCTCATTATCTTTTGTTTCTGTTGGAACAATTTATGGTGCTTACTAACCTAGAAAAACCAATATTTATTTCTCGTAAAGAACAAATACAAAGACTTAATATTTGTAACTTATGTGAAAATTTTAAAAAAGAATATAAAATATGTGATATGTGCGGATGTTTTATGCCATTTAAAAGCAAAATAAAACAACTGTCATGCCCCAAAGGAAAATGGTAAATGCAAATATTGTCACTATCTGTAGTTGAAAATGATGTAATTGTACAAAAAGAAACAATTACGCATTTACTTTGCCCTTTTTGTAATTTTGATATTAGCGAAGTAGAAGTAAATTCTAAACATTGTAATAGCTGCGATCAAGACTTCCAAGATCCAGCTAAAATAATTGGCGTATTTAGGGGCAAGTGATGGCAGACATAGATCCAATAGAATATGGTAAGTTAGTTAATTCCGTAGAAAACTTAGAGCGTAAAGTAGATGCTTTAGAGGTAGACATTAAGAAGTTAGTGGCTATGGCAGAGCGCTCTAAAGGATCTTTATGGGCATTAATGGGCGTGGCCTCGGTTGCAGGCGCTTTTATCAGTTATATGACTGAATTGGTCTTTAAAAAATGATACTAGAAACAATCATAGGCGCATTAGTTCCAGTAGGCATTGACGGCATTAAAAGCCTAATCGGAATGTTTACAGGTGGGGTAAAACCTATCTCTGTTGATGAGCAGATAAAGCTAGACAATAACGAAATAAACAAGCTACAAGCCATTGCTGCATTAGATAACCCCTATGGCACACCCAGCCAATGGGTAATCGATCTGAGGGCATCTAGCCGCTATCTAGGGGCATTGTTTGTAATTGTAATAGGCATAAGCACATTGTTTCTACCTATTGCGCCAGAGATTCAACGCATTGGTATAGAAGCCGCTAACATTGCTTTCGGCTTTCTGTTTGGCACTCGCATTATGGCTAACCTTAAAAAATGACAAAGAACTTTAGAGATTGTTTAGAGTTGGTTTTAAAGCACGAGGGAGGTTACATTGACCACCCAAAAGATCCTGGAGGCCGCACTAATTTGGGAGTTACCCAGCGAGTCTGGGAAGAATGGATAGGCCATCCTGCTACAGAAAAGGACATGAGAGAGCTTACTCCAGCAATCGTAGCCCCTATGTACGAGATGCGGTACTGGCGCACTAGCTATTGCGAGAAACTACCAAGAGGCTTGGATCTATTGGTATTTTCTATGGCGGTCAATGCTGGCGCAGGTCGTAGCGTTAAACTGCTGCAAGACGCAATAGGCGTAGTAACGGATGGCGTTATTGGCCCAAACACAATGGCTAAAATAAACGAGGCTAATGTAGAAACATTGATAGATAAGTTCTCAGAAGCTCGTACAGCGTACTACAAGGGCTTAAAGCTATTTCCTGTATTTGGTAGGGGTTGGCTAAACCGCACAGATAAAGAGCGCCTAGAAGCCCTAGATATGGCAAA